GGGTATTCCAATATCAATGTTGTTTATGTATTCAGTGAAGAATATGATAATCGCATACAATGGTCAAATGTGGCCTTCAAGGTTGATTGGGTTTAGTATTGGGGCTGTTGTTTTTACATGGTTAAGTTGGTTGATTTTTAAAGAACCCTTAACATTAAAAACCATAGTTTGTTTGATTTTAGCAATAGGAATTTTAATAATACAATTATTTTGGAAATAGAATGGAAAATAAAGAACATGTAAATCACCCAAGTCATTACGGAGGAAAAAATAATGAATATGAAGCGATCAAAGTGATTGATGCTTGGGAGTTAGGGTTTAGTTTAGGAAATACAATAAAATATATAAGTCGTGCAGGAAAAAAAGGAAAAAACAAAGAATTGGAAGATCTACAGAAAGCATCGTGGTATCTCCAACACCACATTGAACAACTCAAAGAAAAAATCGAGTCTGAATAAAGAGATTAACATCTTAGATGCGATCACCACACCAAACGAATTAATTCGTGAAACCCTTATCAACTTTACTTGGGGGTTTTTAGGAAATTCTATTGTTGTTTTTGTTGCAAAAGAACTGGACTTTTTAGTTTTAATAAACTATATTGTTTATTACATTTTAATTTCTTATATTGTGAATAGAAATAAGTATGAAACTATATTAGGTAAGTTTATTATTCTTCCTGGATCAGCGGCGGCAGGTGCTTTTACAGGGTATAAATTGGCACAAATAATATCAAATTTTTTATAACATGGACTATTACAAAATTATACTTGGTGGTCGAGGATCCGAAGTTTATCCTTTCGAATTGAATGAAGAACAATATGAAAGTCTTCTTGATGGGAATGTTGAAACTGATGGTTTGAATTATGATGATATATGTCAAATTTTAAATGTTGAATCATATTTTGATTGTATAAATGAGACCATTATGGGTCCATATACAGAAGAATTCTATATGAGAGTCGAGGATTTAAACGGAGTTATCTTATATGAAACTGAAGGTGTCAATTATGACAAGTGTAGTTATAGAGAATTATATAATGAAAATAAAAAATATCTCTTTATTGAAGATTATTGTAAAGGACAACATATAGTTTATGATATTCCTTTAGAAGAAGAATTTAACATATCTAAATTAAAATTTAAAATTGCTGACATTTCAGAAAGAATTGAAATTGTTGAAGGTATTTCTTACGAAGGTCAAGATTTTGAGATATACAAAGGATATGGAACAACAGATAGTAAAGGTCTATATTACATATTAAAAAAAGAATATAAAAATGATTGAAACAGGAAAAATAATAAACGGTGATTGTATTGAGGTAATGAAGACATTACCTGAAGGGTCTGTAGATTTAGTTGTTACTAGTTGTCCTTACGGTGTTGGAATTGATTATGATGTCCATGAAGATGATGTTGAATTTGAGGACTACAAAGTTTTTTCAAAACAATGGTTGTCTGAGGTGTATAGATTATTAAAAGATGATGGACGAATTGCCCTGAACATCCCTTATGAAATTAACAGACAGAAAAAAGGTGGTCGTATCTTTTTTGTATCAGAGATGTGGCAGATTATGAAAGAAATCGGTTTTGGTTTCTTTGGTATCGTGGATTTAGAAGAACAATCACCACATAGAAGTAAGACTACCGCATGGGGTTCTTGGATGAGTCCTAGTTCGCCATACATTTATAACCCGAAGGAGTGTGTAATTTTGGCTTATAAAAAACAACACATTAAAAAGGTTAAGGGCCAACCACAATGGACTGGTGAATTAACTGAAGTTGAAAAAGAAGATGGGTCTAAAAGAAATAAGATGGTTTATGATGAAAACGACAAGAAAGAATTTATGGAACTTGTTTTTGGTCAGTGGAACTATTTTGCAGATACTAAATCACTCACCAAGGCGACCTTCTCGATGGACATACCTACCAAAGCGATTAAAATATTATCCTACAAAAACGATGTAGTATTGGATCCATTCGCTGGTTCGGGAACTAGTTTGGTTGCGGCGGAAATCTTGGATCGCAGATGGTTGGGAATAGAATTGTCACCAAATTATAGTGAAATCGCCAGAGGAAGAATTCAACACTTTGTTGAAGAAAAAAAACAGGTTAAAATTGAACATGATTTAAATTAGTTCAACAAAATCACCATCTTTAATTCCGTATTTTTTACATTGGTTTCCATGTAATTCTAAAACCATATCGCCAAAACCATCATAACGTTCGCAATCGTCAGTCCTACATGGTTGGCAATTATGATGTATTTTAGTTATTTTATTATTTTCAATAAAAATTATATCTAATGGTATTATACAATTTTTCATCCAAAAGTGATGATCTTCATTGTCCATAATAAATAACATTCCGTCAAATTTGTCAAACTTTCGAAACATCATACCATTTTGAATATCATGAGAAGTCAATACACATTTTACGTTAAATAAATTATTATTTATTTTGATATCCATATTTATAAATATGAAAAAATTCAAAAAATGGTCGGGAGTTATTTTGAAAAAAAATGATAAAGTTTTGTTATGTAAAAGATCTCCTGATAAATCATTACCGAATGTTTGGTCAATACCTTCAGGAAAAATTGAAAAAAATGAAACTCCAGGAAATGCCGCGATAAGAGAATACTATGAAGAAACGAATATCAAATTACCTAAGGAGATTGAGTTAGTCGGATTCATAGATAGATTCAACGAAGACAAAACCACAAAAAAAGGAATGATGTTTGTTTTTTTCCATGAAACAAAAAAAGATCTTAAACCGGATTTAAATAAGGCTTCAGATGGTTTTGAACATACCGAATGTGATTTTTTTACAAAAGAAAATCTTCCCGAACAAAAAGGTAATGAAGACTTAATGAAGATTATAAAAAAAATATTGAAATAAATTTTGTGGTTTAAATAATATTACTACCTTTGTAGTGTAATCAATTAAACACTTTATATGTCCACCATCACTCAAGTTCAAAATTATCAAGGTTCTAACTCTTTCGTTATAAAAATGAAAGACGCAATTAAGAAATATGGTTCTTTAACCTCTAAACAAGCGGCAGCGGTTGAAAAGATCCTAAACGCTCCTGTTGAAGCGAAACAAGTTGAGTTGAGTGATGATATGAAAAAAATTCAGGCTTACACAGGTGAGAACTCTTTTGTTAAAGAGATTCAATCCAAACTTGAGAAGTATGGTAAGTTGTCTGATAAACAAGTGACCGCGGCTTTGAATCAAATTCAAAAAGAAGAAACAAAAGCGGCGACCAAACAAATGAATATTCCTGCTGAAGGAGACACCATTCAAGTTGGTCGTCGTATTGGACAAGAGATGAAAGAGACTTATGGTTTGGAGTTTAACCCAACTATCTTGGACATCACTAAAGTTTTGGCAATTTCACCTAAGGCTGTGAAGTTCGCAGGTAAGATGACCGTAAAACGTTGTAAAGTTTGTATGTGTTGTGCTAAAAGTTTGACTGACGAATTTTCTATGTTGACTCAAATGGGTAAGACTTGTGCTAAACATATGAAAGTTGAATACATCAAAGACAAGAGTCAAGCGGATCGTTTCCGTGAGGAATACTTGAAACGAGTTGAGGAAATTGGAGAAATGATTTTCTGGGTTCCAAAATCCCAACTCAAAAATTGGGAAGGTAACTCCAACTTTTTGTTGGAGATCTTCTAAGAAACCCCATCCTTAGTGGTGGGCTTTTAGGACCGTTATCCGTTAGGGTAACAACTAAAAGGGGGAATTCGCTACTCCCTTTTTTTTATTCATTACATGTGAATAATATTTGTTAGTTGAAAATTTTTTACTTATCTTTGTATAAATTAATAATTATGATAAACACAATTAAAATCATCTCTGAAAAACACGGGGTATTACTCAATGAGAATTTTGTCGATAACACGCAGTTCAAAATTTTCCTTAAATCAATTCATGGAGCCTTAGTCTTAAATGAAGATCTAAGTTTCTTCAATGGAGACTCAATGTTGTTTCATATACCAGCATCTCAGCTCAAAGGCTGTATTATAACTACTTTAACAAAAGAAGTTAGTATCACTGAGCACGTAAAAAGTAAAATAGAATCTTTAGTTTAATATTTATAGTTATGAAAAATATATTTTTAATTTTAATTGGGGCTTTACTCACTTTGGTTTCTTGTGTGAAAGAGGACGTTACACCTAATCCCCCAAACCCTCCAATCCCTTTTTATACGGACACAACTGATGTTGATACAACCATTACTTTGGCCAACACCACTTGGGTGATTACCAAAGTTTTAAATACAAATTTTAGTCAAGAACAAAGATCAGACACCCTTGTTTTTTTGACTCACAATACTTATACTTTTAATGGTAATTTATCCACATATCATTTATACATAAATAGCTTTGGTTATACATTAGTAATGAATAATACTATTTGGGGACATATAAGTGGAGTAGTTTATGATTATAATTTAACACAAGGAGTTATAGATAATTGTCAATTTAAGAACTATTTTACAGGAGAAAATAGTGTTAAAATTTGGATGGAAAAACAATAGTTTCCTTGTTTCGAAAAACAAGGTGGTGGAGAAGTTGATATATACAATATCGACCCTAAAATGAAAAAGGAACTTTAAGTTCCTTTTTTTATTTAAAAAATTTTATTACATTTGTGGTATGGAAAAAGTATTATATATCGTCAGAGGAATACCAGGTAGTGGTAAATCAACAATGGCTAAAATGTTAGTGGGTGAAGACTTTCTAGTTTGTGAGGCGGACAAATACTTTATAGATAAGGAAACAGGAGAATACAATTTTTATTTTACTAAGATCAAGGAAGCCCACAAATTCTGTCAAGATACAGTTGAGACATATATGAAGGACTCATTAGTCAATGACCAATTCTATAGAGAGATCGCAGTATCAAACACATTTACACAAGAGTGGGAAATGCAACCTTATTTTGAATTAGCAAAAAAATATGGGTATAAAGTCTTTTCAATTATTGTTGAGAATAGACACGAAGGAATAAATGAACATGGTGTTCCTGAAGAAAAAATAGAACAAATGAAAAACCGTTTTGAAATAAAATTATGATGAAATTTGATAAAATATTAACAACTGGAACCGTGTGGATTACATCTGATACACACTACCACCACACAAATATCTGTCGAGGAGTTACAAGATGGAGAACTTTAGATGGTAAAATTCCTATTAATCAAACAAGAAATTTTCAAGATCTTGATGAAATGGATTCTGTTATTGTTAATAACATAAATTCAAAAGTCGGACCCAATGATACTTTAATCCATTTGGGTGATGTAGCTTTTGGTGGGTTTGAAAAGATTGGTGAATTTTTGAATCGACTTGTTTGTAAAAATATTCACCTTGTATTAGGTAATCATGATCAACACATAACCAAAAATAAAGAAGATATAAGAAATAGATTTTTATCTGTCTCAAATTATTTAGAGGTTGAAATAGGTGGAGCTGAATTTGTTTTATCACATTATCCCCTTTGTAGTTGGAATAAATTAGGTAAAGGATCTATTCATTTACACGGACACGTTCATTTGTCACCACAAAATAAATGGGGTAATGGAAAACGATTAGATGTTGGTATGGATGGTAATGACATGCGACCATATAAATTATCAGAGATAGTTCATATGATGGATCGTCGAAAAATTGGTTCAGATCTAAACAATGACCACCATTTGGATGATTTGGTTGGGGTTGTGGGATAAACCATAACTCCAACATATTTATTATTATGAGAAACATTATTATCACCGAAAGTCAATTAAGACTGATTACCGAAGCCTTGGGTGTTCCTGAAAATATTTTGGATGCCGCTGACATGTTATATGATGTTGTTGAAAATGACATCAGATCAATAGACGACATTCAAGATGGATATAATTTTAAGGGTAAAATTGATTTTGAATTGGGTGATAAGAAGAAAATAAGAATCGACTCTTATGAGCTTAATGTAAAAATCGAAAAAATGGAAGATGAAGAGGGGGTTTTAGACATTATTTCAATGGGTATGGGAGGAAGATTTGGTTTTGATAGAGATGTTAATTTAAAAATAAATGAACCTTCAACCATCTTGAACTTAGATATAACTTTTGCTGTTGGTGACAATTGGAAACCAGAAGGACTTATCGCTAAGATGGAAGAGGAAAGAGACGAACATGTATCGGCTTTAGCTCATGAGATAAAACATAAATACGATAAACAAGCTAAAGAATATAGTCGTATGGGTCCTGATGCGGTTTATCAAGCAACACAACAAAAAGGGAATTTTGCAATACCAGCAATCGATAGAGTTTTTTATAGATTTATGTATTACATTCATGCAATTGAAAACCTTGTTAGGCCAACAGAGGTTGCATATTCTATGAAGAGAAAGAACATTACAAAATCACAATTCAAAGACTTTTTAGAGGACAATATAGTTTATAAAGAATTATTAAGAATAAAAAACTACACTTTTGATAATTTTATACAAGATTTAAAACAACAAGAAGATAGATTGGATGCTCTTTTAGAACACATCGGTGAAGACCCATCTAACATGTCTATTGATGAAAAAATAAACAAAGTATTAGAACTTGTTTATGTTGATTTAGTAAATAACAGAATGGATCTTTTTATGCAAATGACTCAAGGTCCTATGGATGACTTTTTAACATTTGGAGCACAACTTGGAATGATACCACCAGGATTTGAAGAAAAAATGAAACAACTTCAAACAACAAATGAGATTAGACGAAAGTTTTTATCACGAACTATGAGGTATGAAAAAAATCCAATCAAGTTTTTTGAAGATGAATTTGAAGAATTTAATTATGTTGCAAACAAAATGTTAAAGAAAATTTCTAAACTATATTCAATGGCAAAAGACGATGAACAAGTTAGTGAATCGATTCTAAATTGGGATCTTCACCAACAAATTATGGAAAAAAAATATGGAAAAAGAAAAATCGAAACTAAAATTAAAAATTGGAATCTTAAATAAACTTTTGGTATTTATACCACTCTTATTATTATCGTTTATTTTAACAAAACCAGAATACAAAGGACTGGCAACTTACTACGGACAACATTGGACGGGAAGATTAACAGCATCAGGAGAAAGATTTTACGCAGATAGTTTAACCGCCGCACACAAACACTTCAAGTTTGGAACAATACTAAAAGTTATTAACCATCATAATGATTCAATTTGTTACGTTAAGGTAAATGATCGATTACCTAAATCTTCAAAAATGATAATTGATTTAAGTTATGGAACGGCCAAAAAACTTAATTTTCTAAAAAAAGGTGTTATAAATGTGACCCTTATTCCTGTTGATACGGTTGAAATTAGAAAATAATAAATAAAAAGT